GGCGTAGCGCGACGCGAGCTGCTCGCAGCCCGCGGCCGCGGCGAGGTAGACCAGCGCGCTGAAGTCGGCCGTGGGAACCGTCGTGGTGCCTTCGGCGATGGTGTGCTGCCCCGTGAACGTCAGCCGGATGGTCTTCCCCGTCTGCGGCGTGTCGGCCTTGAAGCGCAGCTCGAGACCGCTGGGCGTGCGGTAGATCTCCCAGTCCAGATCGGCGACGAACACCGGCTCGCGCTCACCCGACGGGTATTCCACCGAGAGCAGCTTGCTCCAGCCGTCGACCCATCCTGCGGGGAGGGCGTAGGCGTAGGCTCCCGTGCCTGCGACGTCGGCCACCACTTCGCGCGGCCGCGTGGCCGAGTAGAGCACCACCGCGTCGGAGATCAGCTGGTTCAAGCCGGCCGGGTCGGTGATCACCGCGTTGTCGTCGCGGATCTCATCCTTCACCCGGGGGCGCAGGAGCGAGAGGCTCACGTCAGCGCTCCATTGTGGAGGAACCCGTGGTAGCTGCCGCACGCGATCGAGCCGGCGCCGGCCGAGCAGGTGTTCCCGCTCTTGTCGACGTGGAGCGGCTGCCCGCTCTTCAGCCCCTGCGGATCGCGCGGGTCGCCGTGCCGGATCCAGCACTTGTGGGTGAGGTCGCCCGGGCGCGTGCAGTTGCTGGCCCCCGAGTCGACCATCCAATCTCCGCCCGGCGTGCGCACCATCAGCGCGATCCCATCCGGCCCCGTAAAGGCGGGGATGTTGTCGAACCAGAAGGCGTTCCAAATCGCGCCTACCGGCGCGTCACGTATCGTGTAGAGCACTCCGTCTGGCGCGCCGGTGTGCAGTTCGTCGGCCCACACCTGGCTCGTCGCCTCGGCGGATAACGCCGCACCGCACTTATCGCAGTGGGTCGGCCAGCGCGGGTCGTCCTTCGCGAGCTGGTCGCTCAGCGTGCGGAAGCAGGTGCGGTTGAAGGCCTCGCTCCGGTATTCCTCGACCCACGCCGCAGCCGGCGCAGCGGCGTGGATCACCGTCTCGGCATTGCAGTAGTGCCGCCCCGCGGCCGCGCACGGGGAACCGTCGCCGTGATAGCGGCGAAGGCGCACCTGCACCTGGTTGGTCGGTTCGAGGAAAAAGACGCGGATCAATGTTTCTCCGTTGGTATGGCGTCATAGCGGGGGCGGGATTCGAACCCGCGAAGGGCCGGGGTCATGCGGACCCGGCGCGTAAACCGTCTCGCTTCCCCGCGTCAGTCCCCATCGTCCGGCGCGCCGCTCACCTCCCGGGCGGCGCGCCGGAGCCTTAAGGGTTTCCGTGTTGGCGCGCTTCGCTAGCCCGCAGCCGCGCTGTTGAGGGTGCCACCGCCGCTGAAGACGTGCGCTTCCCGCTCGCCGCCGGCGGTGCCGGGGTCTTCACGCTCGGGCCAGTGCCACGTGTCGTCGGAATGGGTATCGTCGCGCCGCACATGGTTGGCGGCGTGAGCGCCGTGCTCGCTGAAGTAGGTGAGGTCCACCAGGTCGGGGTTGTCGGCGTAGCTCACGCGAACGATCGCGGGGAAAGCGTCGCCGAAAGACACGTAGTGAACGACGCGTCCCATCGAGGGCTTCTGCATCGCGATCACCAGCTGGTGCGGGTTGGAGAGGCTGCGGCCGATCGGCTGCAGGTGCGCCAGCGCGTGCGCCGGCGCGCCCGGCACCTTTCCCCAGCTGGGCACCTCCACCCGGGCGCTGGGGCTGGCCAGCACCACCAGGAGCTGCAGCTGCAGCTGCTGCAGCGCGGCCGGCGGCGTCGCGGTGAAGAGGATGGGGAAATCGGTGCGCAGCGGCGCCACCGCGGGCAGCGGCACGCGGGCCTCGGCGGCGCTGGGGCTGGGCCCGGCCACGGCCAGCATCAGCGCAGCGGCGAGGGCGAGGGTGGAGCGGATCCGGGTCATCTCACCTCCATGAAGCGGGGGGGAAAGCGGGGCGCCGGCGTCTCCGGCGCCCCGGTTACTGCACCAGCTCAGCGCTCAGCGCTGATCAGGGAACGACCGCCTTCACCGCGGTGCGCCAGTCCACGACCGCGCCGCCGTACTCGTGGCGGATCTTGTACTGGAGCTTGTCGGCCTGGAACATCTGGCCGACGGTGGGCGAGTCGGCGAGGAAGAGCTCCGGGTCCTGCTGACCGTTCAGGAACTTCACCTCGATGATGTCCGCGAGCTTGGGATCCGCGAACACCGCCCAGTCGTTGGTGTCGGTCCAGAGCGGGTTGGTGATGATGTTCTCCCCGTTCTGGCCGAAGCGCCGGAACCAGGGGTTGGCGTCGTTGTTGGCGGTCGCCAGGTCGCGATCGGTGTTGTTGATCTTGTGGGCCAGGTCCTCGAGGGGCTCGGGCACCACCAGGATCGCCGGGCGCAGCCCCAGCTTCTCGCTCGACCCGGGCTCGGTCTGGTTGAACAGCGCGCTCTTCGCCGCGTTGAGGCTGGCGATCGAGAGTGCGGTGGTGAGCAGGTTGTTCTTGCCCACCGTGAACCACGCGGTGCCGTCGTAGACGTTCGGGTTGGTGCGCACGAAGTCCCAGACGAACCGCGCGAAGGTGCGCCGCGCCGCGCGACCCATCCGCTGCACCACCTTCGCGACGTGGCCGACGTCGTCGTTCAGGATGTGCTTGCGGGTGATGGTCACCAAGTTGCCCTTCTGGCCGACGGCGTAGGTGGCGCTCTCATTGCCGTAGGCCGCCAGCTCGGCGTAGGTCGTGCTCTCGGGATCCACGGTGGAGAGGTCGCCGAAGTAGCCGACGCGGATCGCCTCCTGGTTCTTGAAGTCGCTGGCCGAGCCGATCATCGAGATGATGCGGCGCTCGCCGTAGTCGATCTCGGCGTAGTCGCGGGTCAGCGCGCGGTACAGCGTGTTGGCCATCACTCGCGGCAGCGTGGTGCTGTCGAAGGCCTCCTGCAGCATCTGCCGCAGCGCGCTCTCGTGCAGCACGCCGGAGATGTTCGGGTCCTGCCCGCGGGTGACCTCGTTGTAGAGGCCGCGCAGCCCCAGCGGCGCGATGGTCCGGAGCTCCTCGCGCTCCGGTACCAGGCCGAAGGACCGGTCGAAGGCCGCCTGCAGCCGGTCCAGCGGCTCGGCGCCCACACCGGTGGCACCCGTACCCAACGCGGGCCCGGCGCCGAAGGGGCGCGCCGGCGCGACCTGGCCGAGGTACTCCAGCTCGTCCTTGATCGCCTCCTGGATCACGGCCTCACTCACCACCTGGTCGGCGAAGCGCTTCCGCAGGCGCTGGCGCGAGACCTCGGGCAGCGCGCTCGCCTCCTGCAGCGCGTCGCGCAGCAGCATCCGCGTCTCCGCGAGCTCGCCCGCGCTGGGACTCCTCGCCGCCGGCGCCCCACCGGCGCCGCCCGCCGCAGCCTGCAGCTGCTCCTCACCCTCCGCCGCGGTGGTGCCGGCGAATGCCTCGCGCAGCTCCACGTCGGTCATCACCTCCATCAGCTCGTCGGCCGTGACCGTCTCACGATCGATCCCGGCGAGCGCCTCCGGCCGTCGCGCCTCGAGCAGCGCCACCAGCCGCTTCACGTTCTTTTTCATCCGTCGCTGTTCCCCTTCCGGTGTGGTGGCCGCTTCGAGCAGCCTGGTGAACTGTCCGCCCGCAGCCGCGCGCCGGACGATGTCGACGCTGTCGGCCGAGCTGATCCCCTCGACGAGCTGCCCGCGCCGCCCGCCAACCTCCCCTCGAACGGCGCCACCGCGGGCGTCGATCGAGAGGCCGTAAAGCCGCTTGTTTCCCTTGTCCCACGCCCCGGTGATGTTCGTCCGGATCTCGATGGCCGCGCCCTCCTGGAGGAAGTGCAGCTGACCGGTGAGCGCGCCGTCCGCCTCACGCACCGCGACCTGGCCGATCCATCCCACCATCTGCCGCTGGGGCTTCGGCTCGCCCGGGCGCTTGTGCCCCGTTTCGCTCTCCGGGAAGTAGAAGACGTGCACCTCCTCGAAGAGCGGCGCCGCCTCCCGGAGCACCTCGGGCGAGTAGTAGAAGCCGGTCTTGCTCCAACCGGGCTGGATGATCACGACATCCCACACCATCCCCCGCTGCTGGCCATCCTCCGCCTCGGCGAGGCCGAGGGAGGAGGAGTCGCTCTCGTGCAGCTTGATCGGGGTGTAGGTGACCGCCACCGCCGTCGGCTCGCCGAACTCGGGCGCGCCGGCGGCGGCCATCGTGTAGGGCACCGTGAAGAGCTGCTCGCCCCGGCGCACGATGACGTGATCCTCGAACACGTCGACCGGAAACCAGCGACCCGCATCGGAGAGTGCCGCCTCGTTGCGGCTCCAGATCGCCGAGCGCACCGCATCCACGCGGCGCTCCAGGCTCTGCCCGGGCGCGGGGTCCGCCTCCTGGAGGGCGACTGCCCGGAGCACCGCCGCCCTCACTTGCCCGCCTTCTCGCCGACGAGCTTCTGCCCGTCCTTGGTGACCACGACCACCCGGTCACCGTACTCCTTCCACGCGGCGACGTCCTTGAGCGCCACCGGCTTGCCGCCCGCGCCCTTCACGAGCTCGCGGAGCGCCTTCGGGATGGAGCCCTGTACCTCGGCCTCCTCGGTCCCCGCGCCGGCGCCCGCGGCGCCGCTGTCTCCCTCTGCCATCCGATTTCCTCCGGTTGGGGTTCCTACCAATCCGCCTTGTGCGGAAGGCTCACACAGCCGCAGTTCGCGTTTTCACTGACCGGCGCACCCACCTCGTGCGGGTGCTCCATCTCCACCCCGTTCGGGAGGTGGTACTTCTGGTCGACCGCGCGCTTTTGGCCGCTGGTGGCGCGATGGTTCGCCCTGCTCTTGCCCGACCAGAGCCACTGCTTTCCGAGCCCGGGCACGGTCGCCGCGGCTTGCACCAGGCGGCGATCCGACGGCGGAGTGGAGGGTTCCGAACTCGGTGCGGACGATGGTCTCCGCCCGGAAGCTCACGAACTTCAGCGGCCCCACGTCCACGCTCTGGCCCACCGCGACCATCACCTCGTGCGGGGTCTGCCCTCCGAGGATGCCCAGCCGCACTGCGCCCTCGATCCGCTTCTTCGCTACCGGGCCGATCGCGGTGATCCTCTCCCCCGCGAAGCTGCTCAGCTCGTCGAGCAGCGAGTCCGGCAGCATCGCCCTCCCGAGGTGCACCCCCGCCGCGGCGAGCGGGACCTCCACCAGCGCCGGGCCCGCAGCCCAAGCCTTCTCGGCGACCGTCCTCATCACCCCGCCGGCGCGGTCGACCCAGCGGTCGATCTGCCGGTCCACCTCCGCGAGGAGCTGGGGCAGGTGGCTCTGCTGGAACTCGGTGGGCTGGTGATCGAGCGTGCGGCGAATGCCGCCCTGCAGCTCCACCAGCGTTCCGAGCATCGCCGCGAGCCCGTCGTCCAGCAGCAGGCCCTTGCGCCGTACCTCAGCCCGCAGCGCCGCGAGGAACCGCCGGCGGCGGTCGGCCGGGGTCACGCCGCCTGGCGCTCGAGCGCGGCCGAGGCCTCATCGGCGAGGGTGTTCGCACGCTCGGCTTCGGCCCGCGCCAGCATCTCGTCGGGGTCGATCTTCACGCCGATCTGCCCGATCAGGCTTGCCATCACACGGCCGGACGTCTCCCGGTCGACCCACCCCTCCTGACCGGCCTGCGCGAGCCCCGCGGCGACCTGGGCGACGGCGGTGGAGAGGCGCTGGATGTCACGGGTCGACAGGTCGGGCATCTGGACGGTGATGTCGCGAGCTTCCTCGTCATCCGGCACCATCCCCGCCTCGATGCCGCGCTCGAGCTGGGCGGCGAGCACGTCCTCGATCACGAAGGCCACGTCCTGCTGCTTCGTGGTCATCGCCTTCTCAGTGGGGGCGCCCATTTCCGATGCAGTGGCCCGGTTCACGTCGCCGCCGCCGCCGTACCAGTGCTCCGGGATCCCGGCGCCGCCGAGCAGGTGGTTCCGCTGCAGCCGCGCGGCCTCGCTGTTGTTCGCCGCCGCGCCGCTGTCCGGCCCCACCAGCTTCCACTCCTCCTTGTCGTTGTGAACCCGCACGCTGAACGGCCGCGGCGGTCCGTCTAGCTGGATCTCCTTCTGCCTGCGCTCGATCACGGGCTTGTCGGCGCCGGTGAGCTTCACGTCCCACATGATCTGGGCGCGGCCGATCTCCTGTTGCAGCATGCTGAAGAGCAGCTGCTCGTAGCCGTCGATCGCGTCGGCGAGCGCGAAGAGCTCCGAGGTGCCGCGGCTGGCGGTGGAGAGCCCGTTCACCGCGAAGAAGAAGGCCTCCCCATCGGTCATTCGCTCGCGCTCGGAGAGCGCCGCGTCCGAGAGGAAATCCACGTCCTCGCGCACCAGGACGGTGCGGATCCGCCGCTCGGCGTTGGCGGCCGTCTGCTTGGTGATCACGCCAATCGCCACCTGGGCGTTGTGCGGATCGAGGATCACCTCCTTCACCATGCTCGGGTCGATCACACCGATCCCGAACCGGCCCGTGTAGGGGTTTGCGAACACCGGCCACGTCTGATCGCCGAAGAGGTAGAGCTCCATCACCCGCTGACCGGTCATCCGGCGCCAGCCGCCGGCGCGCGACCTCCAGTGCGCGTCGAGGTAAGCCTGCGCCTTCGGGTGAGGCGTGCGGAAAGTGACGCCCTCACCGACGACCCACTCACGGATGAAGTGCATCAGCCGCTTCGCGACCGGATTGCAGGTGTAGAGGTAGCCCGCGACGTTCCGCATCAGCTCCGCCTGCGGCGTCGGGATGTCGCGCACCCGCTCCGTGAGCCGCCGGAAGGCCGGGTCGTCGACCTGGCGGCCGGCCGCCTCGCGAAG